CACGGCAACTTCTCTAAGTTTGCGCACGACATTCCGTCGAGCGATTTCATTAGAGCAGCTAGAATATCTCCCGCTAAACTAACCAAACATGCCGATAAAAGCATGAGGAAAGTTGGGAATACCTGGCTGAAGTACAGATATGGAATCATGCCATTAGCCTATTCCTACAACGATGTAGGAAAGTTGGTTAAGAGAGGCATGGTAACCGTTGATCGTGGTCGAAGGATAGTTAATCCTCATGACAACGAAATTAGCCTCCCGGATAAGTATATCCTTAAAGAGGTTTTCGGTTACTATAAATTCTCGGCCACAGTGGCATGCAAGTATATGTCGGACTTACAAGCCAAATTAGGCAGAACCTCGTTCAATCCGCTGGTCACCGGCTGGGAGTTAATTCCTTACTCCTTTGTCGCTGACTGGTTTTTGAACATGGGTGATTGGATCACGGCGAATTTCTCCGTGGACATATCTGCCTCCTCGGCTGCCTGTAAGGCAGTCAAGAGGTCAACCATAGAGGTCTACTCCTTGAATTACACACAGAATGTTAGTAAGTGTGTTTCTCCTTGGAGTGGCGACCAGTTCACTTCAACGTGTTGCTGGCCACACCGCGAGAGTTTACCAGAATTCTGTCTAACCGACAGTGGTACAACTAATGCGGTCCTACGTACTGTCAAGTATGACACGTACGATAGGGACCTCTATGTAAGAGGAGGTGCAGTGGGACTAAGATTAAGCCCCGTCATAACATGGCGTCGCATGATCGATAGCATTGCACTATCACATAACCTAATAAGGAAGATGTTCTAGCAACATGGTGTTGCGACGATATTAATTCCTTAATCCTGAAAGGTAACCATGATATGGCTACATTACAAGTTTATCGGCAGGAACCAACTGGCATAATCTATGCCAATCCTGCAGATCCTGACTTAACCGTCAGGTTCCGGAATACATCGACCAACAAAACGCTTAACGGCGTTTCTGTGAAGAACAATTTGACTGAGATCATCTACAACGATGACAACTTGGTTGAAGTTGCTACCGATGTATACGCGAATGACGCGATTTCTGTTAGGCTCCGCGTTAGCGGGTCGCCCCTCAGTTCGAGTCGTATAGCAGAGATCCTGCTTTCTTTAGCCGCGCAGATAGGCACCTGGAATACCCAGAATGTCTTCGCCGGCTTTAATCCAACCTCAGCTCCGGTCATACCGGCAGCCTAAAGGAAGGACTATGAAATCATGGATCAAAAAGGCACTATCCGTGCTGTTCAAAGCGCTCTGGAATCATGTCCGTTCGAAAGAATGGCCAATCATCGAGATCGACAAAACTTCGACTCAGGATTCCCAGAGAGGTTCGCTCAAGAGCGATTCCTCAAAAAGTTCGAGCGCCCAGACAAAGTAAGGGCAAAACAGCGAGCGGAAGCTTGTTGGGATGCTTGGATCTTGTCTGATAACGAACTCAGACTGAAAGGTCTTTACAAACCCAATTGGGCGATTGCAAAACTTATCATAGCTCGAATCCTATCAGGATTCAAACTCGGTCCCGTTAGTTTTACCACGGGTAGTGAGTTTACTCCTACGCTCGGTTTCAATTCTATTGAAGCGAAACTGTCGCATTCAGAGTGGACTTGTACTCCCGATAATCTTGATCAGTGGTTCCGTTTGGCATATAGCCATAGAGCCTTCAAGATTGCTATGAGGAGAAGATTTGCAAAGCTGTTAGCTTCGCACGGATTGAGTGAGAGGCAGATAAATAGGAGGCTGTGGCAACAGTTTAGGAATAAACCTAACCCGGCCTTCGAAATATTTTGTTTCAAACTTTGTTCCGTAACAAAAGTGGTGTCTGGCAATCGTTTCAAGACGGTACCAAAGAACAACTTGGTAGACCGTCCGATTTGCATAGAACCACTGGCTAACATCCTTACCCAAAGACGTATAGGCTTAGGTATCCGTGACTGTCTAAAACAGTACGGAATCGATCTAACCATTGTTGCCGATTCGCATCGGTCAATGATCGCAGATAACAATCTCGCGACGATCGATCTTAAAAATGCTAGTGATAGCATTGCATTACCCCTCGTGAAATACTTATTACCAAAAAGACTGTACGATTTGATCGCACAGACAAGGTCAGAGATGACCTTGGGACCAGACGATAACTACTATGTTATCAATAAGGTCTCGAGTATGGGAAACGGTTTCACGTTCGAGTTAATGAGCCTGATCCTATTTGCCCTGAGTAGATCTTACGATCACAAAAGCAGCGTATTTGGTGACGATATGATAATATCTAACCAATACGCGCATAGAATGATCGAGGACTTGGAGTCTGTCGGTTTTAAAGTGAATATGGATAAAACTCATATTTACGATAATTACCGAGAAAGTTGTGGTGCCCATTATTATGATGGGTATGGTTACATAGAGTCGTATGACTTTAGGTGGCCAAAGAATATTGGCGAGGTTGTGACAAGCTTGAACAAGTTGTCACGATTAGCTAGTATTTATCCTTCTTTCGCTCCTTTGTTCGTTAAGGTTTATGGGGCTTCGCCGGCGGCCTTGTACGCAGAAAACACCCAAAAAAGCGTGGGTGAGTGGCGTCGTTCTAAGGATCCCTTAGGGACTCCTAGCCTCGACCAGTTTACGGTAAAAAGTCACCTGCAGTTTCGCAGGGACGGATTACCTATGACTCGTCGCGCTTGGAGACTCCTCAGAAGGTGGTGTCGGCTGACTTACAATGATCCCCGCGATGCTTCAATGCATGTGGGTTTCGAGTGGGTTGGTACGGCTACCTCCGCAACCGTCATCGACATGTCCTATATGTGGGCTAAGTATATGATGTACTTAGCCGCAGGTAGGCGTGTGCCGAATGAGCAGGTTGGTAGGGGAGCGTTTAAGTCCTTCAAGGTCGTGACGCTAAAAAACGGAACCACTATCCGGTGGTCCGAAATAGTCACGACATAAAGCCTTGAAGGCGAGGAGAGG